TGGGGGGAAGGGGGAAAAGGGGGGGGGGGGGGGGGGCAATACTCATGCCAAATGGCCTAGAAAAAAAGAGAAATCCTGTGCTTCGTGCGGTGCGTAACTTGTTGAGCGAGGCGTGGTGGCGGCCCCACCCGATGTGGTTGCGGTAGTGTACATGCGTCCACCTACGACGCAAGCATCTGTACGAAGATTCCAGTGCGAGTCCTGCACGGCCTTTCCTTTCCGAGACTTGTGCGTTGTGCAGGTATCTAAGAAATGCGACCAAAAAAAGAGGCGACGATCGTGGCAATGTCGAACACAGCTCGAGCAAGGGCACTTTGTGTCCCCAGTTGCTGGCCCAGGTGCACCAGCGTCAAAGCAACCACGGCGTCGTTCCAAGACACTCTGCTCATGACGTACTCCATTCGGGTGGAAGAGTACTCCAGTTATCTGCGAAACGTCAATAGGGACTTGAGAAGATTTTCTCGGCCTATGAAATCAGCCGCGCCCGCTGGCTGGCGGACGGCCTTGGCGTGTGCCGGCGGCACGCTCTGCCGCAATCACGTCTGCCCGCTCTCGTAGCTCAATGGCGTCATAGACGGGGCATCGTTTGCCAAATCTATGGTCTGACCAGATTTTCTTTTCGCGGGCCAGCTGCCGCAGATAGCCCACGCCAACGCCCAGGATCTCGGCGGCCTCAGTGGTGCCTACCAGTTCCCGCTGTGTCTCCGTTGCCGTGTCCATGGCGAGGAGTTTAGCGGGTTGTCCAGCGGGTGTCCGTTTTTTCTTCGCCATGTTTCCAGTTCACGCAGTCCGATCAATCATACGGATTAACTCGCCTTGCCTGCTGTACTCGAAACGCTGTACAGTAGATTTGCGGCGATGTTTCTAGCGGATGGGGTACGCTTGTACACTGTGTACAGTGAAAACCTGTGACCGAAGACGTTGCCGAAAAAGGGGATGGCTATGACTCTGAGAGAACTGCTGATTGACCGTGTCGCGCCGCTGAAGAATCTTTCCGACAGGTCGGTGGAGATGTACCTAAGCACGCTGGACAGGTTCCGAGACTTCCTCGGCCACGAGCCTACCGTGGACGATCTAGAAGACCTGACGGCCGCCAAGTTCATCCGCTGGCGAGGCACCACCGTCCACGACCAGAAGCGTGGCCTGATCTCCCCCGCCAGTCTGGCCAAGGATAGCGCCCACCTCCGCAGCCTATGGACGTGGCTGGCCCGAAAACGCTGGAAGCGGTCGGATGGACAACTGATTGAGTTTCCGGATTACGCTCGGCCACGGGTGCCGAAGCCTGTGCCCAAGGCGTTCAACGCCGCTGAGCTCGCTAGGTTGGTCGAGGCGGCACGCCACCGAAAAGGCCACATATGCGGCAAGCCCGCCGCCTGGTATTGGACAACCAAAATCCAGGCGATGTTTCAGACCGGCGAGCGCATCGGCGCTGTGCTCGAGCTCCGTTGGTCCGAGGTGGACTTGGAGCGACACACGCTCACGTTCCTGGCGGCCACCCGCAAGGGGCACAGGGAGACGATTACACGCCCGATCACGCCCCAGTTGGCCAGGATGCTGGCCATGTGCAAAGGGGCTCCAGACGAGCGTGTGTGGCCTTGGCTGGAGGATCGTGAAATGCTGTCGCTGTACGGCAGTCTGCGTGTGCTGTGTCGCACAGCTGGCGTGCCGTACCACCCGTTCCACTCCATCCGCAAATCGACGGCCAGCTACCTCAAGAAAGCGGGCGTGTCTGCCAAAAAGCAGTTGGGGCATAGCAGCGAGGAAATGGCGGAAAATCACTATTACGACGAGGAGATCACGGGAAGGGAAAGCAACCTTGACTACCTGCCAGACATCAGCCAGCGGCCGGAAGACAGGCCGGGGGCTGGGCCGGGAAAGCCAAGGTAGGATATTTCTTTGCCGTGCGGAGTGGTGCAAGTTGGTCTTCAGGCGGCCGTAATCACCCAGTGCCTATGACCAGCGCGGAAGTAGCATCCTGAGAAAATCGGGAGATGCGGGTGCAAATCCCGCCTCCGCAGCGGCTTTTGCATGACAGGCACAGGGCGAGCGACGGCAGGGAAAGGTAGAAAACCTGCCGCCGCTCAAGCCCTGGCCTAGGTCATTCGTAAGAAACCGGCGGCTCGTTTTCTTTCATGGCCGCAGCCACCGCGAGCAGTTGCCGCTCGGCTTTAAGCCGTTGCACTTCTTGCAACAAGTGAATGACGTAGCCGGCCAGCGTTCCGCTTGTGCCCGTGTACGCACTCTGGAAGCGTCTAGCGGCCTGCTCCATCGTGGTGAGGTATTCGGGCGTCAGCGGCTCAGCCATTGCGGCCCTCGTCAAACAGCACGATCGCCAGCAGGCTATACGCCGCGAGATCCAGCAGCGTGTCACGAACGCCCTCGTGGACGAGCCGGCCCGTCTTGCAGTACGTCTTCAGTCGCTGCACCTTGTCGGCCACCCTGACGAGGCACCCGCGCCATGGCTCTATGCCGACGAACTCAGCGCCCTGGCGGATGTTGGCTAGCGGATCGCTCTCGCTCCCGTAGTCCTGCGACTTGCTCAGGTGCAGCTGCCGCAACTCCTCGAGCAGTTCAAGAAACGGGAGCGATCCGGGCCGCTCGTTGCTGCTTTCAAACTCTGCAAACTCGTCTCTTGCGGCAACCCAGTCTCTGGCTGCCTTTATCGTTTCGGCGTCGTACCCGAGCGTGACGTGTTGCAATTCCTCTGCCGCCGCAACTTCTGGCATAGGTTCCGTAACAGCCGGCGACACGTCGTACCACTCCTCATGCGGCTTGCCTGCCGCCTGGGCCTCGCGGCGGATCTGCACAGCAGCACGCAGCAACTCGTTGGCGTCTTCAATCGTGGTCGTCATTGTCATCCCTTGGTGAATCGTGGAAGGATGCCCGCAGTTCCGTATGGTCTACATTCCAACGCAAGAGCATCCACCAGCCGCCAAGCGGGCGAGCGGACATGCCCTTCTCGACGGCCCAGCCATCGGTGAGACACTCCTGCTTGTAGGCCGCACTTCGCACGAGGTGGATGGGCCGCACCCGCACGAGCCCCGTAGGCGAGAGCCGTTGCCGGCTGGCCTCAATCAGCGTTCTTTGGTGGACGTGCCCCGCGTGTACGCAGTCAGCGTCAACGTCCACCAGGTACCGCGAGTAATCGATAACGCCTCGCGTCACCGGGCCACCGCCACCGTAGCCGTGGTGGTACCACAATCGGTACATGGCTGTGCTTGTCTTGCTGGCCCTGGCCCGGAACATAACCCAGCCTGAGTAGCCAGCGTGTCGGCACTTGCTGCCACGCACACGCAGCTGCTCGACGAGCCGCGTGGTGAGACACGTCTCCATGCGTTTCCGGACAGCCGTCTCGTGATTGCCAGGCGTTATCAGTGCCATCTGCTCGCGGTACGGCTCAAGGTACTCGGCGCACTGCGTCACGATGTCGTCGTAGTAGTTGCCACGTTGGAACTCTGGCCTAACGTCCCATTTGCCATTGCTTCGCGGGTCGTACTTGCCACCCATCGCGTCGAAGTGGTCGCCAATGGAAAGCACTGCGGCGTTCAACTCACGGGCTTTCGTAAGATCCGCCGTGAGTTTCTCGCGGTTGCACTTCACGCTGTCCCAGTGCCAATCCGAAGAGAGCAGCACCCAGAGACGTTGATTGAAGTCGATGCGGGTGACGCTGCCTTCAAGGCTCGTGACGTTCCACGGGTCTGATGCGTTCTTGCGGCGGAAGGTGCCAGAGCTACGGCCCATCAGTCACCTCGCGGTATCCAAGACTCCAGAGCACGCGGGCAATATCCTTGCCCTGTTGCTCTACGTGCTCCTCAGACTGCGTCGGATTCAGAGCGTGCAGCAACTCATGCACTAACACCTCGAGCTTCTTGCGGCCACGCATGCGAGCGTCAAGGATGATCCGTGGGTGCTTGCTCTTCTGGCTGAACGTGTAGCCGTAGGCAGCGCCTTTGAGCGTGGTGAAACGCAGCAGCCAACGCTCGTCGCCGTTCAACGTGAAAACGTGATCGTCTGCCACGGCTCGCCCTTTCGCATTCCACCGTAGCTGGGGCGTCAACCGATGCCGACGCGGCGGCCTAGTTCGTTTAGCTGCTCGGCTCGCTTGGCACAGCCGCACGGGCGGCCGATCGCCTTGCTTACTCGATCTTTGGTAATGCCTATGGCAGACAGCCCTGCGGTCACCATGTCACCTAGGCCAGCCTTTGGCGGCTCTAACACGCCAGCGTGACACAGTTCGGCCAGCATTTTGCTTGCTGACTCGCGAAGTGATCCGTGATGTCTGTAGCCGTCCTTTGCCACTCTGGGATACGAAGGGTGGTCAACGTCTACCTCAAACACGCCGCCGCCCAAGTGATTTGTGAGGCACGGGCGGATCTCGTCTAGCGTGTAACCACGCTGGACGGCACGAAACGCAACGTCAAAGGCGCGAAGTTTCATGGTGCGCCCACCACAGTGAGCTCCGGAGTCGTGAACTTACACGGGTTAAAGTTTCCAGTGCCGCCGCATGAGTCATCTGTGGTGAAGCTAAACAAATCCATAGAAATGTCTGGCTCACTGCCGTCGTAGCATTGAGATAAATAGCAGTCATACACTTCACTAACAACTATATTTTCTCTGCCAAAGAATCCTCCAGCGCCATCAGACTGGTAACCAACTCCGTTAAACTCACCGCTTACGAAGAAATGCTGCTTGTACCCGCATCCTAAATTTGGATTGCCAGGAAAGATGTACACGCTAATGTTTTTTCTGGTGGCCTGCGTGTAGCTTGCAACTCCTTCTCCGTACCTTCCGGTTGTGTCGCAAACGTAGAAGTCTACGTTCTCTGTAGCGTAATAAGAGTCCTCGTTGCCTTGAATCACGCGCTCGGCAGTCAGGCCGCACCATTCAAAGACAAGAGAAATAGTTGGTGTGGGGTCAGGCACCGGAAACTGGCTGCCGGTGCATTCGTCTCCTTCGTTAAGAACGCGAAACCCAGTCTCGTCGCAGCAGCACTGCGGGCCAGGAGGAGGAGCACCGCAACAGCAACCTGCGCTAATCCCTAACGCTCCGGCCTTTTGAATCAGTTTGCCGTTTTGCACGTACAGCGGCATGGCTAACTCACGCGGTGGCGCACGTTGCAACGGAGACAGAGAACGACTGCGTAGCAGTGGACACAGCGCCGAAAGGTTTTGTCGTGAACTGCAGGGCCGCCGTCGTGAGCGTCACGTCAGTCACGGCGTAGTTCATGTCCCACTGCCAGTTGATCAGCCGCCAGGCGGTGCCCTCTCGCCCAATGACGCAGTTTCGAGTGCCAGCACTGGGCAGATTCATCAAGTCGTTGGTGGCGTTTGCCGTGCCAGACATGTACTTGTACGTGACGTTCTTCACGCCACCGATAGACCACGAGCCCGTAAACGTGGCGGTGCGAAACAAAGCGACGCCGCCGAACTGCGGATGGTCAAACGTGAGCCCCGGCTGGTTCCGGTCCCCGGCCTCGACGGTGCGTACTACTTTGGCGATACGCTGCGCCGCCGGGCGAGAGAACGACACAAACGACTTGCCAGCCGCCTGCCCTGCGCCGTTGCTTGCTCCCTGCTCAGACACGCTCAGCCCTCGACGATGCTGATCACCAGCTGCGTGCCGGTAAGGTTGGCCTGGGCCGCGTAGTTGCCAGCAGCGAGACGCCCTACGGCAGCCTCGCCGCCCCTCAGAGACACGCAAGGGACGAGAGCCCCTGCGGATAGCTGGCCGAAAGAAACGGTTGCTGTGGACACCGTGGACAGGTTGCGGGCGAAGAACAAGCCCACGCTGCTCATCGTGGCCGTGGTGATCGCCACCGTGCCGGCAGCGTTCGTTCCCGGCGTGAGCGTCATCGTGTTGATACCGCTGGCGCTGCAGTCAGCAGTGACGCCAGACGCCACCAGGGCTTGGTTGAGATTGCCACGGGCAACCTGGGCGTTGATGTTCCACGTTAAGTCAGGCATGGCTGCTCCTACTGCTGTGTTGGCGTTCCGAAATACTGTTGGAAGTTCACCGCCTTATGAACGCGGCGAACCAAGACCGTGGGGGCACCTGTGGAAATGGCACCGCCCGTGGTGAGCGGCTGCGGATTGCTAGACGGCACCTTGTCGCCGCTGTCTGTGTCGATGACGTAGCACCGTTTCTTCGTGCCGCTACTCAGGTAATTCCAGCCGATATTTGGCAGCTGCAAAGGCCAGCCGTCAGGGCGATACTCCAGCGTCACCTCGACTTGCCAGTAGCGGATCTCAACTTCGTTCACCACCTCGACGGCCGGGTTGGCTGCGATGCCAGAGCACTTCCACGTATAGGCAGCACCGCCAAGGTACGGGGAAGAGTTCACGGAGTTCGTCACCGTCGTTGCCAAGCCGTAGTCAAACGTGGCACGGTTGCCGCTGATGGACGCCTGCAGCGTGCTGATGTCGGTGGTGGCACCCTCAAAGAAATCGTTGGCAGAGTTTTGAAGTGGCGCGAGCGTGTCACCCTCGTAGTAATAGAGCGCCGGCACCTGCAGTCCGCCGGTTGACCACTTCCAGATGTCTGCTCGAGCCAGCGGGTTGGGGTCTACGTTCGCCTGCTTCGGCAGTTCGTAGTCCCACGTCACTTCGTAGTGCCAGCGTGAGCCGTTGTAGTTCGCTACGCTGACGTTCATTGCCTTGCAGTACGACGCCTCTGGGTGTGGGCTCAGGAACGCCACGCCAGGGTAGTTGGCAATGTCGGTTTGTTTCGTCGTTGGGTCATCCACCTCAACGACAAACTTGCGCTGGAATACGGGCGGCTCGCCAAACTTCCGCGAAGCGGCGACGGTGGCAAGCTCGGTGAATGAGATGGCGGCCATTAGGCAGCAGCCCCCAGGATGTCCACCTTTTCCTGTTGCAAGGCCCGAAGCTCACCACGGATCTCGTTAAGCTTTTGCGTCTGCTTGCGGTACTCAGCGATGGCGGGATCTTCGCGGCCGGTGGCCAGGGCTAGGAACTGAGCCATACCCTCGCTGGAACGAACGTCGTTTGCCTTCAAGGCTTCGTTGGACTTGCCACCGAGGGCGGCAGCACGCTCAGAAAGAATGTCGCCAATGTCGCCGCGCTTCCCGGCCATCTTCTCGTCAATGGCGGCGGCTTTCTTGGCTGCCTCTTCCTGTCGCTTGCGTGCGTCTTCGGCGTCTTTCTTAGCCTTAGCGTCCGCAGCTGCGGCCTCTCTCGCAGCCTTGTCGTCTCGCTGTTTCTGCTCGCGCGCTCGCTCACGCTCAGCGCGAGCCTCTGGGTCGTTCATGCGATCGCGTGCGCGGTTGACAGCACGCCCCGCCGGGCCTTCCGACGCGCTTTGCGAAGAGTTGCCGCCAAACACGGCACGGCTAGCTGCTGCGCCGGCGTTAGACGCGGCACCTTCCATTTCTCGTGAGTTCTGTTGCGCTTGCTTCTCAGCGTTTGCTGCCAAATCTTTGCCGGCCTTCTCTAAGTCATCAGACACCCACGAGCCGATGCCCTCAAGGAACTTGCCTAGACCAATGGCCAGCACGTTGCCGGCGATCTGAAACAGATTGAACCCTGCCCGCAAAATCTCTGAGACAGCAGTAAACACGTTGCCAGTGAACTCAAACACAGCCCCCACTTCCTGCAACGTAACGCCAAACCCTTGAAAGCCAGCCACGGCGTTGTCGAACGTGCCAGCCAAATAGTCGGCAATGTCCAGCAAGGCATCAGTAATGACGCCAGCGATTCCGCCAGCGTCTTGGTTTGCCATGTTGAACGACTCAACCATGGACATAACCTCTTCAGCCAGCGACTCCACGATTGGGGATAGGTTGCCAACGACGTTGCCAATAATTCCGTCGAACATGGCATTGGTCATGTCTAGGGCGTCATTCATGCCGCCGATGGCTTCCACCTGGTCATCACCTACGATGGCCCCTAGCCGCCGCATTCGCTCTTCAACTTCGGCAAGGTTCTGATTCATCAGAGGCAAGAGCTCAACGCCCGCCTTGCCGAAGATTGAAACGGCGGCAGCTGCACGCTCTGCTGGTGTTGGCAGGGCAGCAATGGCGGCTTGGATGGCCTTAAACTGATCTTCCGGGGCCATCGCCTGCAGTTGCTGGAAGTCCAAACCAAGCTTCGTGAACGCTTCGGTTTTTCCGCTCTCTGCTGCTTGGCCTATTTCAACGCCAAGCTTTTGCACGGCCCCGGTTACGTCATCAATCCCAGACAACTTGGCGGCCATTTGCAACGCTTGCAGCGACTCAACGCCAATGCCTGTTCGTTGCGCCAAGTCGTTCATGGCATCCACGCCCTGAGCAACGCTGGCTGCATAACTGCCAGCCGCTCGAGCAGCCGACATAAACGCATCGGCGGCCATGCCAATGCCCTTGGCAACCACGGCCCCAATGGCAATGTTCTTGATAAGCGACAGGTCGCTAGACGTTTTGCGGGCCTGATCGCCCAGCCGGTCCATAGCCTTGGCGGCTTGGTTGGCACCAGACACAACGCCGCCTGCGGACATGCTTGCCCGCATCGCCAGTGCCAGAGTTGTTGCCATACGTCACCGATTCAACTTTGAGAGTTCCGCTGCGATCTGTGCGCCAGTCATTGGCGGCCGTTCAATCGGCATGAAGTCTTCTTCGTTTGGCGGCCTGCCTTTTGTGTATGGGGCCAGAGTCGCCGCCACGATTCGTCCTGTCTGCCGCCAGCCTCCGAGATCCAAAGGTGCCACGTATCTGTGCATTGCAAGCCAACCTTTGAACTCAGCCACGCTCATCGTGCGGCCAAGCTCTTCAACAGTTCGTCCCAGCGTCCCGGCCAGCAGATACACAAAGGCATCCAGCGGCCGGGCTAGGAGTTTTTTCCGATGTCCTCAATCTCCTTCTCGTCTAAGTCGTTGTGCCTCTGAGCAATCTTGAAGAGCCGCGCACCAACTGTGCCGCTGAGTCCCTTGAGTTGCTCGCTGGTGAAGAGCGGCTTTCCATCCGCGTCAACGAGGCACTTGCACAAGTACCGCGTGCGGTAATCGTCAATGCCGTCGCCCTTGGCTCGAAGGCAGGCAAGCTCCCACGCTTGCAACTCGCCCAGCGGCAGCGTGCGAATCCACACGTCACACTTCCACTCAGGCACGTTCACCTTGAGAGACTGAGACTGATCAGCGGCAAGGATTTCTTCAGCAAGGCTCATTCGTCACTCCGTGATTTTGAACACTGCGGTCCATTCCTGCAGTTCACCCACGCTAGCATTCCACGCAAGCGACTGAAGGATGGACTTGCCAGACGAGAACGACGCGCCGGGGGCCGTGATTGAAAGTGCGCCGGTCATCGTGACGTACGACGTGTTCATCAGATTCGTGCCACGGCATCGAATCGATACAGTGCCGAAGTCGCCATCTGCGGGACTGAATCGCTTGTCTCGAAACGTGTACGACTTGGGCGTGATCTCCACGACATCCGAAGACACGCCGTCCACGGAGATAGACACGACTTCGGAGAGCGCAGAGCTGGTGGTACCCGGCGGCCCTTTCCAGGTAACGGTTGCGCCTTGAGAGACAAACGCCACGACGGCCTCCCGTCGTTACGACGCCTGGACCTTGAAGGTGTAGCTGGTCTTAACGAGCTCGCCTACGGCGTAGGCCACGCTCACAGAAGACACCGTGGCGGTGTATCCCGTGAACCCGGCAAAGCTCATAGCGCCACTGGTGCCAATCGTCACCGTCGAGTTGGTGGCCGCAAAGCACTCAATGCTGATCTCGTCATCTCGCAAGGCGGGCGTCTGGTACAGACGATTCTTGCCGCTGGCAACAGCCAGGTGCGTGAAATCTAGGAGATCGCCGCCGGGCGTAACGCTCACGCTGGTGACGGTGTAGGTGGAACCGGCAAAAACGAAAGTCTGGCCCTGCGAATCGGCTGGCATTGTGGCCTCTCCTAGTGAGTTGCGGGCGGCAAAGCCCTACTCACAAACTAGGCCACGACGGGGCAGCCCTTGCAGTTACTTGCCGGACTTAGCGGCTTTCTTCGCGGCGTACTTCGCAAGCTGTTTCTGAGCATTTACGAGCCCTTGCCGCAGTTCTTTCGTAAGGCTTGCGGCCACCTGCGGGCTGACCTGTTCCCATGTCTTCCGCACAGGGTGCTGGGCTTTCACGGCAGGCAGAACAAGCACCTCGCCAGCCTTGGCGGCCTTGAAAAAAGACTTAGGGTACTTCGGCGTGGCCTGCACGACCTTGCGTCCGCCTTTCACCATTCTTTGGCGACGGATGGAAAAAGGCCCAAGGCTTCTAAAACTGGACGCAATCATAAAACCACGGCTTGATCGTGTTTTGACTTTGCGCTCCTTGGTTCCGAACTCAATCCAGAACTGATGGAAAGCCCTGTCTGCACCCTTTTTCACTTTGCCGCCTTGAGCAACTTTTGCTTTTCCAGTCCCCGCCTTGACGTATCCGACAATGGCAGCGCCAGTGCCGCTTTCGGCATAACGCACAGATTTAATCTTCACGGCCCTAGCCAAGTTGCCGGTTGGCCCCTTGGGCGAGTTTGCTTTTAACGCTGCCACGGCCGGGAGCATCGCACG